CCCGTAGCTTTGGCCTCTGCCGCAGTGACGGCCTCTCCTGCTTTGGCCTCTTTAATCGCCCTGCGTCTTTCCATCGCTTCATTGAAATACCGGTCTGATTTCTTTACAAGTTCGGCCTCCGTCAACTTCGGGTTCCGCTCCATCGTTTTTTCTAACGATTGGACGACGACCCCGCGTTCTTTAATCGTTGCCTCTCTCCACAAATTCGATTTTCTGATCTGCTTCATCGCCGACCGGCCAGGGCCGAGCGCCATAAAAACTACCGGAATACTTTCAACTGCTACATGCGCGGTCGCTCCTAATGTCGGGTATCCTGCTTTTAAAAGTGGGTCGCCCACTTGCGGTGCGAAATGGCTAAACATTGTGGCGGGCATTGTGACACCTTCAGAAATATCAAGCCCGGTAGGTGACCTAGGCATATACGTAAAGGACTCCGCAACATGTTGAAATAACTCAGGAGCCTTCGCAGGTTCCCCATACATCAAGGCCCCCGCTGAAGATACGCCGCCTAGCATCATGCCGACAAACCCCGTCCCCAAATGCAACACAGACTCGCCCGCACCGACTGCTATTTCCTTGCCTGTCGGCGTTTGCTTCATGCCAATATCCCGGACGATAAACTCGTAATCTTCCGCAACTTTTTCAGGCGACATGCCGTATACTTCAGAAATAGCCATAATGTTTGCGGATTTTTCTGGCGAGAATTGGTCGTCACCAAAAAACCTGTCCCGTATTCTCTCGAATAGTGAACGATCAAGAGGTGGGGCAAGGACAGCCCCCGGTTCTTTTTTGACCGCCTCATATATAGGGTTATCCTTGAACGAAATACCCCGCTCGGACAGACCCTTTTTTATTACGTCGTGCGCTTCATACGCGTTATCAATACCGATACCCATTTCTTGAGAGTATACGAGCGCATCGATGGCCTTTTGCTTCCCCTCCGGATCTTCGTCCATGGACGGATCGTTGAAAGGGTTCTCAACCTGAGCCGGTGTTTCTGCTATAGCGAACGGGTCTTCAATTCCTTCTGTTGCCAGTGCGCCTTCTGTAGCGAATGGGTCTTCGATCGGCATTATTTTTCACCATAGGTATTATTATAAAAATCAGTCAATTGCTGTTCAGTATAGTTTTTATTTTTAGGTCGCTTGCTGGCCGCTTCCAGGAACTCTTCAAGAGTCGGCGTCTTTGGCTTTTGCGGCTCAGATTTAAGCGCTTTTGTTTTCGGTAATTTCTCTTTAGCTGCTTGATCCCGTGCGTCCTGGTTAAAGAAAACCCCTTTGACTTTCTCCATAAATGTTTTCGGGATCTTATCGATATAGGGAGTTTTTAATTCCTTTAACACTTCCCGAGGGTCTGCCCCTTCTTCCGCGCATCTTTCGACGTATTCCCGCAACGTGTCCATGTACTGTTCAGTGTTGATCGAATCGTTGTAGAACTGTTGACGCGGAGTAGCTCCCCTGTTTGAACTGCCCCCGATAAACAAAAGATTTTTTTTCGAATTCGATAGGTCTTCTAACCCTTTTCTGTAGACCGTTTTGTTTCTGTAATCGTTCGGGTCGTTCTGGATTTGCCTGTTTCTCTGTTGCCACTGGTACACTTCGTCAGGAGGCAAAGAGGGCATAAACGCTCTTATCTGTGCATCCGTCCACTTGCCCAGGTTGTTTATAATTATTGCCTCTGCCTCAAGCTTCGTCGCCGCTAACCGCCGCTTCTTATCGTCCTTCTCCTGGGCGTCTAACATCTTGTGGTATTTTGCTTTTATCTCTTGACTCGCAGGGGATCGATCGATAAACTCTTCGCTTAACAACCGGTTATTATAAGAGCTAAACAGTACTTCTTTTTCCCTTGTGTCTATCTTTCCCTGTAGCCTTGTTTCCATCTTAAACAAGTCGTCCCTGTCTCGCCTCTCGTCTATTTTTTCGGCCCTTGCTGCGGAGGTGGCGCGGTCACTCGTTGAGTGTAACAGCCGGAGCATTTGCACCCGGTCGTCCTCGTTCGTAAACTCCGCGTTTATTATGTCTGCCTCTGTACACGTTTTATCTACGATCTTCGTCAAAAGCTCCTGTTGCACAAGCTCTCCAGCCTCGCGCGCGGCTGCTTTTTCAATGACCTGCTTATATTTAAGATCAGACCTCGCTGATTTTATGAACTTATCCCATTCGTCCGGCGACCACCCCTTCGCGACTTCGTCTTCCATCGAATCGATTTTTGTTTTCGTCTCTGCGGTCGAGAGTTGATCAAGGTCGTACCGGATTGTTTGCTCTGTTACTTCTCTGTCAACGTCACCCTTTATTTTCTCGGCGCGGGCCTCACTGATTGCCCCTGATTTCCATAGCTTATCAAGTGTCTCCTTTGCTTTTAAAAGATACTCGCCGCTAGCCAGTTTATTTCCGAGGCGCGCTTCCCTTGCTGCCGCGTTTGCGTTTCCATCGTACTGAGCCTGTATTTCTATCTTTGCCTTTTTGGTACTCGCCGCAATCTGGTTCGCGTAAACTTTTGTTCTCCCTATGGAAACTTCCCGTTCCAAGTCTGCGGCTACTTCTGCCCGCATAGACGGGTCAACGTTCCCGACGACCCCTTTCGTATATCCTTTTGCAGCGTCGTTATAACTTAATAAATCGGACTTGTTATCAACATATATGCGGCCAAGTGCTTCCCGGTTATCGTTATCGAGTGACGCCTTGTAAGCGTCCGCAAGTGTCGCGTTATACGCTTTGACTTCATGCTGATTGAACAGCCCAGGCTCTTCGAATTGTGGTTGTAAAAGGTCGCCTCCCGGCCCGCGCAACTCGACCTCTCCGGCCCGCTCTATCCCGAGTTGTGCCTTCTCTTCCGCGCGCCGCTGGAATCCATGCTGCGCCATTTGCGCGCCCATATGTTCGAAGTCATCCAACCTTTCAGACAAAGACCTCAAGCCCTCTGTTTGCCCAGACCGGACGTCAACGGGTTGCAAGTTGACCGTTTCGCTAAACCTTTTTTTTGCCATTATGTATACCTTGCCCTACTCGTATATGGGTTGAATGTCGCAGATCCCCCGACCCCTGCGGCTCCAGGTGTCCCGCCACCACGACCGCCACCACGAACGACGCCACCGTCTAACCCGCTTTTTGCCATCATGCCCATTTTCCCGGCTGTCCCTAATAGCCCGAGTAACGCCGTCTGTTTCGCAAGCTTCTCTGCTACGCGACCCCTAGACCGGAATGCCTCCGCTTTTAGCTGTGTCATAAACTTACCGCGCTGTGTCGCCTCTTGCTCTTTCTCCAGGTCTGCCTGTAATATCGTAAGAGGTGATCCCTCAAACGCTGATATCCCTGCGGCCCCGGCCCCTGCCACTTGACTTGCCATAGCTTCAGCCAGTCTCGCTTTACGGTCGGCCTCTCGCTGAGTTGCTCCAAGCTCTTCTTGCTCGGCCATCGCTTCGGATTCCATGCGCTGTATTTGGCCCGCAGATTTTTGCATGCCGTACTGAGCCGCCGCCGTGTATCCCATAAGCCCCATGCTTGCCAACGCCATCTCTGAACCGCCCATTATATTTTCACCTCATTTGCTATGCTTAAAATTGTAAACGGGAACGGGGTGTCTTGCGTGATAGTCACCTGTGCTTCAAGGCTGTATCCCGGAAGAAACAACCGCTTAAGCCCTGTTATTGGTTCGGGAGGGTCGAACTGATTTTGACCGATAACCCGGTCTGGAATCCTACGCCCGTTAACGATCACACCGTTAGACTCATAAATCTGCAACGCTACTCGGAGTATACGTTTTCTAAGCGCGGCATTTGGCCCGCCCTGAAGGTTCGGAACGTTAAGGGGCAACGTTGTCACTGTCGGTCTGAAATCCAGCCCCACCTCTGCGTAGTCGGCTCCTGGGTCAATGACCACCTCGCCGCCTGAAACTACCGCATCGTCCCTAACGGCCCCGTCCGCTTTGACCTTGACCGTCTCACCTTCTAGGTATGACAGCCCGGTAATGGTTGTGAAGTCGGAGCCGGACTGGGACATAGCGCAATCCATATAAAAATCTTCGTTCTCTTTTTCGACATAATACACCGTCGCGCCGTCGACGTCCCTTGCGACCGCGAGGTAAAGCTCATTGCTGACAGTCGCTATACTCACGATTTCGTCGGTTTCCGTCCTTGTCTCCCACCGTGTAAAACCGGCAATGTCCTGGGAGCTTAGTGTATTAAATACAGTAAGGGTGCCGTCGCTGTTTAGGATGTATACATAGTTTGCGTCGTTGTCCGATGTCCCGCGCTTGACTGCCATCTTGATAGGGTCTTTAATCAGGTGCGGTGCCAGAATAGAGATGCTAGACGAGGCGTTCGCTTTCTGCGCGTCGACAAACATAAACTGATACAGAGCGTTGCCAGTCCTCTGAAGGAACAATGTAAAGCCGTCAATCGTAACGGGCCGGACGCGCTTACTTCCGATACTCGTTTGCCTCTGCACAGCTATGTTCTCAGGTGTTAGAGGACTTCCTGGTGCGTAGAACTCCGCGCCCTCCGTAAATATTTGTAACGAGCGGTTGCTGTAGATAGCCTCAATAACGTTAATCTGATCCGTGTCAAGCGTAGCCTGTATCGGTTCGTCATCAAGGCCCGCATCCGGTAGAAACCTAAAATAGTCTGCGACATATGAACCCCATATCGTGTTAGGTAAACTTTTAGAACCACCGAAAAATAGTCTGCCTTCGTGGAACGTACAGGTTCTAGGCCAACCCCGGACAGGACTCCAAACCTCTTCAAGCCTGGAAACTCCCGCCTGTGTTTGAGCCACTGTAAACGCCCAGGTCGTTGCGTTCTTTACGTAGATAGGCGTTACTTTTACATTGTCCCATTCAGTCGCGGACTCGCCTCCAAACGTAATGTCAAAAACAAGCCCTCCGACCCCGACCTTTGCCACTGTGACAGAGTCTCTTTTAACATTCGGGAGGCTGTTCAATTCTTTTTCAATATCGGTAGCCGTGGAAACGCCATCGTCATCTATGTTATGGATAAACTCGTCGGACAAAAAACCATTAAAAGATATCTTTAGACGGTCGCCATTCGTTGAGCCTGTAAACGTCAGCCGTTGTATCTCTGCTGACGGTACGGGGCTGATCCCGTCGTTATAATCGAAAAGGGGGAACGTCTCGATACATCCGTCAATCGTAAACGATATGTCGGTTTCTCTCAGAATCCTCTGTGGTTGATAATCCGGGTGCGTGATTATCACCGTGTCGGCTCTTTGGATATAATCGAATTCCTGAACCTGCGTCCCAAACCAGGGGGTAACTAAAGTATCTTTTAAAACGCCATCCCGATAGATACTAAGAGAGCTACTTGTAAAAACAAATAGGTAGGACTGGTCAACTGAGAACTCAAACGCTTCTATCCGTGGTGCGCTGGCAATCTCAAAGCGATACTCCGTACCGGGCCGCTTCGTCACGCCGCCTTGCGGCATAGAATACAGGTTCCGGCCCAACGCCATTGCTTGATAATACTGCGGGAGGTCGATCCTGCCAACATACCGGGGGTCAATCTCTCCCCGGCTTAATAAAGATTGTACTTGCCAAAATCCCATTATCCCTCCAGGTACGAATAGGATGCACCCGAAAACCGGGTGTTTATAAACGGGCTGTCTATAATCTTTTTTTGTGGTTCGCTTTGGCTGTCTATTGTCTGCGCTTGAGCTAGTTGGAACAGATATTTTTGCTCGTAAAACTGAGCCTTTGCCGTGTCCTCTGTGACAGGCACTGCAAATTCAGCCGCAAGTTTGTACTCAATCGCTTTTACGACATGCGGAGGGAGTGCGGTCTCTTCGACTTCGTAGATGTACCGGGCCAAAAGCTCCCTTTGGTTACTGTAAACGTAAGCACCCACGAGGCTATAATCGTTCCAACTCATAACTTTCCACAGTCTGATACAGTCTGCGGGTAGCTGAAACGCATAGACGTAGTGTGTAAGTTCGTCGGGCGACTGCGTCAACCGGCTTAAGAACTGTTCCTTTAGCGCGAAAGACCACGGGTATGTCGCGAGGATCGCCCGGTATGTCTCAGGATAAAGGTTCGCCGCCACTTGAGCGCCCGCCCCGGTTTCTGAAAATGATGAGATTGGATTGTCGCCCAGTAACAATAAGGCGTTACTCGACATAGCAATATCAGTAGCCATATCAACCTCTTGTGATAGGGCGCGCTATGCACGCCCTTTTATTTTACGCTGATGTTAGAGCCTCGCCCATGGTGACATTTACGCCGGTCAAAATGGTTAGGTTAAGCCCAAAACCATCGCTACCGATTATGATAAGTAAGTCACCGCCGCCCATGCCCCAAGTGTCCGCAGCATCGTTGAAATAGTTGGCCGCCCTGATTGCGGCGAGTGTTGCCGCTTCCTTGTATAGCCATACTTTCCCGGCGTCGCTGTTTGCTGTCTGTAATGCAACTAGTGTTCCGTCTGCAAAAGCCATGTTAACCCCTCCCTTTATTATACAGCTTCGTCATACTGTAGCTTGACGACTCCTTGTGGTTCACGCGAAATTGCTCCGGCTTTAAAAATTGCGTTACATAGCCATGATGTCCTTTCAGGCACCCAGTCCACGCTCGTCTTCATATCGATTCCGATAGCGAGGCCAAGAGATGCTTTATGGAAAGCGAACGCAATCCTGTCATTGACTAAGCCGGGTAGACCGCCTTCCGCTCTGGTTCCGATTTTCAGGAACTTGAAACCCATGTAAGTATCAAGGTCACCATTAACAAGTGCTTTGACTGTGTTATAGTCGGAGCTTGTGACTTCATCGTCTTCCAAAAGCTTCTGGAGGGCCAGCGCCCTTAACACGATATAACGCTCCTCGTCAGGCGATTCGATATCGTCAAGATGCCCTTTCGCTTTTCTGACTAGGTCAAGTGTAAAATTTGTTGTTGCTGAATCATCGAAAATACGGCCGGTGTCTGGGTTCTCGTCGTTTGTCGCAGCAAAAGTCACCGCAGCCAACGCGTCGATTACGATCTGATCTTCCCGTCTTCCGATTGCGTTTGCAATTGTCTGGGCAAGTTCTTGTTTCTCGTCGAAATTGACTTCTGCCTGATCAAAAATGTCTGTATATTCAGGGGCATTCCAATTTTCCATTGCCGCTAATTGTCGAGCGTGCGTAATGTCCATTGGTGTTACAACGGCCTGTGACGCCTTTTGATTTGCTAATCCTCTGCCGATTCTTGCGAATTTATAAGATTCACCCGTTACGCCCGTTCTGATTGTGACAGCGTTCCTAAGGGTTTTGATCCCCTGGTACTGATGCTTGACCTCAGAGTCGAAAGCGATGACGGCTGAATTCGTGAGATACTTACTCATGATAAGCCTCCGTTTAAGTTAGGTTTTCCCGCTGCCGGGTGTCCCTTGTGGGCCGACGTAAGGGTATATGTTTGTCATAGTTCCCTGTGTCGGCTCCTATATTCGGAGGTATCGACTGAATCTATTGTTTTGTTAACAACTTATAAACATATTGTCAACCGATTTCTTCCCGGTATGGCTGATCACCATAATGGGATTTCATTTTTTCGTTAACCATTCTCGCATATTCCGGGTCTCGCATCTTGCGATTTCCGAACTCATCTTTCGCGAACATCAACTCGTCAAGCTCGCCCTTTGAAGCGCCCGAAGCCGGAGCCGCATCAACCGGATTAATCGGAGAGTTGCGTGTCATCGCTACCATTTTTTCAAGCATTCCGACTGAGTCAGCCGAGACCGCGAGCGAACGAAAAGCGTCAACCATTTCGGGGTCAAGATTCGCCGTTGCCCACGAGTCGAGGTTTTGTAACCGCGAGTCGGCACTCGTCCCGAGCTTCTGCATTTCTGCTTTCTTCAGGTCTTCAAGTGCCATTGCTTCAGCCGCCATTGTTTCGCCATAAAGGTTCAAAAGCTGGCTAAAACCCTCTTGGTTCATGTTCATTTGTTTTGCGTACTCTTTTGCTTTTAAAAACGCAGGGTCTTCAGAGTCGATTGATAACCCCCGCTCTTTTAATTCGTCTTTTAATTCAGTGAGCTGGTACTCTTCCGGCGCGCCTGTAAAAGCACCGTACTTTTTTTCTAGCTCGGGGTATGCACGCGCTTGTTCAGATATGCTTTTATACTTGTCAGATTTAAACCACTCTGGTTTCTCTCCCTGCCCCGGCGTGTTCTCGTCGAAATACCACCCACCCGACTCAGTGTTAATCTGCTTTTGCCCGGCGACGGCTTCGGCTACCGCCGCCGCATCACTTGAGGTTTCAGTCGGTTGTGGTGCTTCGTTAACGTCTACGGCTTCACTCATCTTTGTTTACTCTCCTGCATGTTAAAATTATGTTCCTGATAAATGCTTTCATGCCCTCGACCTTGCCGACTTCAAGCTGATTCATATCTGGCGAAAAGCCAGGGGTTGTGACCAAAGCATCCTGCCAGATTCCTATAAGTTCAAGGCCCGCCTCTGTCTGATGAAAAACCTTGTGTATCAGGTAATCCAGCTTGTCGTGCATTGCTTTTTGCTTCGCTTGATGTTTCTTTATTTCTTCAGGGTCAAGATCTAACCCCAGTTCGTCATAGGGGTTATGCTGCTTCTGTTGGTTGTCCTTCACTGCTACCTCCCATTTGTGTTTGTGCTGCGCTGATAACCGCTTGTGCAAATTTTTTCCGGTCGTTTTCATCTCTGATTAAGTCTTCAGGAACGCCGAGTTTGTCTGCCCAGTAACCGGCCAACTCTTCGACCTTAACAGAACCCATGATCGCCTCCGGCCCGAGTACATTCCCAAGCTGCGCGACTGAATTAAACCATACCTGCGAGTTTTGGAAATCTTCCTGATCCTCCGCAGCGGCAAGCGGGGATGTCTGTTTTAACGTAACGTCTTTGCCGTCTATTTTAATATTCGGGAAAAGCCCGCGTGATTTTAAAACGTCCACACAAGCGGAGACAAGCGGCTCTATAAGTTCCGTTTTTAGACGCCCCAAAGATGCACCCGCCTGTTTTAACATTTCCTGGTTCCGCAGCATGATCTCTGTTGCGCTACGTACCGGGTCTGTAATATCCCCTAGCGGTTCAACAAACAGCGTTTTTCTGATGTTCGCTTGCAAGTCTTCAAGCACAAGACTTCCTAATCCCAGATCGCCCGCCCTTGGCAACGCCTGTAAACTTGGATTTTGTACTCCGTTTTGTCCAACGGGTATGACAACACCCGGCGTTATCCTGACAGTATTCGGGTTAAAAATTCCATCGTTTATGCCTGTGTAAAGCCCCACCATTTGTATTGCGGCGTTCTCAAGCATAAACTGCTTGACTTTGTTTATCGTTCTAATGTCCGCAAGTACCTGCAATATAGGGCCACGGCCGTAAACCTCGCCCGGCGTCAAATGCCATCTGAAAACAATGAGCCTCTGACTATCAAATTTTTGAACATAAATAACCTTCTCGTCTTTCTCCAAAATCACGACATGATAGTACTTGCGGTCTTTGGTATTAAACATCATGCCATTAATAATTTTTACTTTTTTCTGCGGGTCTTCTCTTAACATTGTTTCGCACGTTGCCGGTAAATCGGCCCCTGGCCAGTTCTCCTTAATTTTACCGACCTCGATTTCCTGATTACGCCACACGTTTTTTAAGTCCTCGACATAAAGTTCTGCTAGTGGTACGTTCGAAAACTTGAGGGCTTCCTCTTCAGCAAAGATCCCCTCTTCTATCATGATTGCTCCGGTGCCTATGCCGTAATCTGATAATGAGGGGATGACCTCTGTTGAAAAATTACTATGATTCAGGTACTTAAAAAAAACAGTTGTCGCTTTCTCAAGCTTCGTACTCACCTGTTTTTTTTTATCCTCCGGCACGTCAGAACCAGGAGCGAACTCCATCCATTGCCGCCACGGAGGTATCACGCTGTGCTGTATCCGGTTCGCAAATTGTTCTAAACCGACGACCGCCGTCGAATCAAAAATATGTCTGTTTTTGCGCTGGCCTGGGCTGAACTGATGAAACGTGCTGCGCTGCGGGGCTGCGAAGTCCATAGCCTCTTGATATAAACTACGCCACAACTCCCATGTTGTTTTCGCATTTTTAACACGTTTCATTATGTCCTTAACAGAACCTAGCCCGTTAGGAAGATTAGCCATACATGCCACCCCCCCCGATCTCTGAGCTTGCGCCCATAGGCGACGTGCCAATCAGAAGACTGCGGCCCCCGGTAAGCATACGCGCACGCTTCCGTTTGATGCGGTCTTCTTCTTCCGCTATCCTGGCTTGCTCCATCATTTCCTGACGGCTCATCTCGTCCATTTGTTGTTCGTGTGCTTCCTTTGCCCGTCTCTCGTATCTGCGCGCAGGTCGGCCCGGATCAAGTTTGCTGATCTTCGACGCTTTCCCCTGTAGATACAAAAACGGATTCACTAAAGCTTTTTCTTTGCCGCCCATGTCTATTACCTCCGGTTAAGTATTTATATAATTGCCACGGGGTTACAACCCATGCGGCCCGTATTCCTAAGAGCGATTTTGTAATTTCTACACAACTCATAAAATGTACCCGGTGCCGTTTTCTGTCTTTAATAAACGCCCGATACTCTACGACTGTGGCGTCAGGGTGCAGTATTAAATCCCTGACATTTGGGTAGTCCCTAATCGGTATGATATCGATCAATGTATAGTTTTGCATCGGGTTCGTGACGATCCAGAATTTACCCCCGCAACTTTTTTTTACCGCTATCACATGCTGAAAGCCTTGCTTCAAACGTTTTAAAAAAACGTTCCGATAATCCGTATTAACAAAGATTATGTAATAATCTACGACGTCTATAATATCATCCGAATACATCAAAATTGCTCTCCGCTATAAATGGTTCAGAGCTTGCAGTTTTCTGGCCCGCTCCGAAAATGACATTCCATGCCTGGGCCATTTGACGGAACGCGTCCGCGCTATTGCTAGCCCAGTCATGCACAGGCTCGTCCGTGTACTTATCCAGCTTGTCGTCGTATTTCCGATGATAGCTGGCAAGTGCGTTAATGCCGACCTCGCAACGATCCTGATCAAACCAGCAACGCGCGAATAACTTCCGTGCTGCCTCGATACTGTCATTGAGGCTCTTAGTCCTGGCCACCTTTGTAAAAACTATTCCCATTTCGAGGGCCGTCTGTTCCCTCGTTTTCATTGTGAACATGTCCCTCACACCGATATCATGCGGCGCGTAATGCCGGGCGTAGTTGATATCATGCTCCCTTGCGAACGTGTTAACGTAGTCGATAAAATGGGGCATACCTTTGTTTTCTTCCTCATAATGATTAATCAGTCTGATCTCATTCCCATGTACCTGAACAAACCAGACGACCATTGCGTTACCTATAGAGATCCCCAAATCCCAGAACGTGTATGTCTTCAGGTGCTTCTCGATCGGGACAAACGTAACCCGGTCGTCTGCCCGCGCTGTTGCTATCTCTTGCGCAAAAATAGCGCCGGGTATAGCAACGTCAAACGAGCAATAGTACTCTTGCTGAATCATGTCTTCTGACATGCCAGCGTCACGATCCTCTTGTATCGCGTCATTCGTTATAATCGGAGAACCGTCATCACGCTTTGTGTCATCAACCGTCAATTGAGAATAAAACCATTTCGGGTTTTTCCTTGCCATCTTTGCAAGTGTATACCCATGGTTTTTACCGCGCGGCGTGTAAATAAACATTGCCCAGCCCTGGTTTTCCGCAAGTATCGGCCTGATATAGTTCCAGGCTGCCGGGTTACAAAGGCTCCACTCCGAAAAGACCACCCCTACCGGGTTCGACCCCATGAGACTGTCATAATTATCCGAGCCGCATAGCTGCCATATCGACCCGTTTTTCAATTCAAGCTGCATTTCCTGTGTTCGTTTTGACGTAACTATTTCTTTTGGAAACGCTTGCTCAAGTATCCTCCGGCCCGTCCTATCGATTCCGTCCCAGATAACTTTTCTTGCTTGTTTCTGTGTCGGAAGCATATGCCAGTATATACCCGTTTTGTATATGGCCTCAGTAGCCGTATAGTTAAGAGCGGTGCTGTCCTTGCCCGATCTCCGATGCCATGTTAAGACTGCGCGCTTTCCCCCTTTATCAAGATAATTCCACAGGTCGACCTGATGATCGTAAGGGTTCCATTCGTTTGGCATCTCTATTTTGATTTCGCGTACTCCTTACGAACGACGGTAACTTTCATATCGCCGCCTCCGAACTCAACGCGGTCTTTCCAGCTATCGGGCTT